GCGCTCGGGACTATGGTCAACCCGCTGGGCCAACCGTCATTCCCGACCATGAGCGACTTTACCGGCGGCACGTTGTATATGATGCCGGTGATCGTGAGTGACTTCGTCACCAATATCGTGGTGCTGTGCAATGCCAAGGATATCTTCTTGGCGCAGGATGACGGCATCCAGATTGACGCATCGGATCAGGTGTCGTTGCAGATGGATGACGCGCCGACCAACAGCTCGGCGACACCGACCGCGACGTCACTGGTCAGTATGTGGCAGACCAACAGCGTCGCGTTTCGTGCGGAGCACGGGATCGGCTGGAAGCGCATGCGCACATCGGCCGTTGCCTATCTGACCGGCGTCAATTGGGGCGGCGCTGTCCATACGGCGTAAACCTCCCGACTTAGGGGCGGGCAACGTCGTCCGCCCCTCTCCTTATTGTTCTGGTATGCAAGTGAAGAGCGCCTTACTGAAAACGGAATCAAATGCAGTAGCGTTGTCGCTCCGTGGCTCTACAATGCTTAATGTTTTATTCGCTGCACATTTGCACATGCGCTCGAATTTATCTGCCAGCACGGGTGGGGCAGTGGTTTGAGATTGTTTGGTAAATTTATCCTTTAAATCCGTTATGCACGCGGTGGTAAGCGCAGATGTCCAGAAACCAGCTTGGGCGCATACCGGCATCAGCAGCAAAAAAGTAAGAAATAATCTTTTCATTCCATTTCCTCTGGGTTCAATTTCAATTTGACGGTAATCCGCAAAAGCTTGGCGACCGGCTCGGGAATGCGGGTTTCTCCGAGGGCGTAATTCTGGGATGTGCGCAATGATACACCAAGCCAATGCGCCGCCTCTTGTTGGTTTAGCCCAAGGCTTTCGATTGCTTTGCGATATTGCTTCGATGTCATGGAGACTGATCTATACGCAGTTATTGCGTTACGCAAGCCCCGTACAACTACGGATGAGATGGATGCGCAAATTGATCGCTGAAAAAGGCCACTGTTACGGAACCAGACGCTTGCGGGCCGGCGACGAATACGAGGCCAGCGAGCCGGATGCCAGTCTGCTGGTTGCGGTGCTGATGGCGCGCTATGCGCCGGACCAGTCGGCGGATGAACTGGACCGACTGCGCGCCGAGGCGGAAGCTCTTGGCGTTCGTGTCGACCGTCGCTGGGGATCGACCCGGCTGAATTACGAAATCAAGCTGGCGCGATCGTGAAAATTCTCGGCATCCCGATTCCTTTCACCGGCGAGCGAGGCGCCGCGGTGGACGGGCAGAAGGCGCTGAACACCGTCAACAACGTCATGGCCGGCAATTCCTGGTATCCGCTGATTCGCGAGCCGTTCGCCGGCGCCTGGCAACGCAACGTCGCGGTCAATGTCGAGACGGCGGCGAGCTTCCATGCCGATTTCGCTTGCAAAACCTTGATCGCGCGCGACATCGCCAAACTGCGCGTCAAATTGATGGAGAAAGACGGCGACGATATCTGGAGCGAGACGACATCGCCGGCGTTCTCGCCCGTGCTGCGGCAACCGAATAGTTACCAGACCAGGAATCAATTCTGGGAAAGCTGGCTGCTGTCCAAGCTGTCGCGCGGCAATACTTACGTGCTCAAGGTGCGCGACAATCGCAACGTGGTCACGGACATGCACGTGCTTGATCCGCTGCGGGTGCAGCCTCTGGTCGCCGATGACGGCAGCGTGTTTTACCGTTTGAACACTAATTTTCTTGCCGACATCACCGACATCACCGTGCCGGCGCGCGAAATCATCCATGATCGGTTCAATTGTCTTTTTCACCCGCTGGTCGGAACGCCGCCAGTATTTGCCAGCGGGCTCGCCTCCATGCTTGGACTCAACGCGCAAAAGACTTCTGCACTGCTATTCGAGAATAATTCGACGCCGGGCGGCATCCTGACGGCGCCGGGCGAGGTCAGCGATGTGGAGGAAAAGCGCATCAAGGAGGAATGGGAGCAGCGGTTTTCCCGCGTCAATCTCGGCCGCGTGGCCGTGCTGTCGGGCGGCATGACATATCAGAAAATGCCGCTGACTGCCGTGGAAACCCAGATGATCGAGCAGCTCAAATGGTCGGCGGAAACCGTTTGCAGCGTTTACCATGTACCGCCGTACAAAGTCGGGGTCGATGTGCTGCCGCGCGGGTTTACTAATCTGCAAGCGCTTAATGTCGAATATTACTCGCAGGCTCTGCAAAGCCACATCGAAGAAATCGAGGAGCTTATTGATGACGCGCTCGGGATCGGTGAGGAAATGGGGTTAGGCACCGAATTCGACACCGAGAATCTTTTGCGAATGGATTCAACACAACAGATCACCGTCATCAAGGAAGCCATCGGGGCTGGCGTGATGGCGCCGAACGAGGGACGTGCGAGACTCGACCTCAAACCGGTCACCGGCGGCGATCTGCCATACTTGCAGCAGCAGAATTACTCGCTTGAAGCGTTGGCCAAGCGTGACGCGCAGGCTGATCCGTTCAAGCCGAATACGCCGACGCAGCCGGCGCCATCCAACGTCCCGCCTGATCAAGGCGCTGCGCAGAATGAAGCCAAGTCTATCAGTCTCGATCGGGTCGCCAGTTTATTTGCGAGGGCTGCGTGATCAATGTCGTGCTCGGTCCACCGGTTGCCGGCAAATCAGAATATGTCAAAACGCACGCCAAGGACGGCAATGTCATTGTTGACTATGACCTCATCGCCAAGGCGATGGGATCGCGGGTCGCGCACGGTTCCACCGGCTCGGTGCGCATTGTTGCGCTGGAATCGCGCAAGACCGCAATTGAGCGAATCCTCCGCGGGCTCGATGATCCAGCGTGGATCATTCACACCAATCCACAGCCTAAAATGTTGCAGGCGTATGCCGACGTGGGCGCAAAATTCACGATGCTAGATCCTGGCAAGAACGAAGTTCTCAGGCGGGCAAAAGCTGGTGACCGCCCGGCATCAACGATCGAAGCGATTGAGTCATGGTACGCAAACCCGCCGGTTATTCCCGAGAAGTCAAATGGCAAGATGGCAGTGAATGATATTCGCGAGGGCCGCGTGATGGATCTGCAAACCGCATTTGATCGCGGCTTCGAGACGGTCAAGCAGTATGTCGATACTGAACTCGGCGCACTGTCGATGCGGATCGAGGCGATCGAGGCGAAAGGAATCGACAATGCCATTCCACAAAAAGCCGAACCCGGTCCGCGTGGCGAGCCCGGCGAAACTGGGCCGCAAGGCGAAAGAGGCGCTGAAGGCGCCCAGGGACCGCAAGGCGAAACAGGCGAACGAGGCGAGCCTGGGCAGCAGGGTGAGCCGGGCGAGCGCGGCCGGGAAGGCACCGGCATAGAAGGCGCCGCAATCACCCGAGAAGGCGAATTGATGCTCACCCTGACTAATGGCGTGGTGCTGACGCCGGGTCGTGTCGACGGGCGTGATGGACTGTCGATCGAGGATCTCTCAATCGAATATGACGGCGAGCGCACCATGACGCTGGTGTTTGCGCGCGGCGACAAGCGCAAGGAAATTCCGGTCACCTTCCCGTGGATGATCTATCGCGGGGTGTTCGAGGCCGGGAAAAACTATGCGCGCGGCGACACCGTGACGCGCAACGGGTCAATGTATCACTGCAATGTCCCGGCCACAGTAGCGCAGCCCGGTGACGGCTCGGCCGACTGGACGCTTACCGTCAAGCATGGCCGCGACGGCCGCAGCGGCCGCGACGGTGACAAGGGCGAGCGCAGCGTGAGGGTTGCCTGATGCACTCGATCCTTGAGATCCTGGAAGAGGCGAGCGACAGCGCCGGTCCAGACCTGATCTCGCTTGACGATCTCAAGCTCGCACTCGGCATCACCGGCACCGACGAGGACGCGCAATTGCAAGCCATGATCACCTTGCAGTCGCGCATCATTGCCGAGTATTGCGACCGCCGGTTCGGGCTGGCTGAGGCGCTCGAAACCTTTAGCTTCGATCCCTATGAAAGCCTGCCGGCGCGTCAAGCCATCGTGTTGTCGCTTTATCCGGTCAACGAGATTTTCGAACTCTCGACTGCGGGCGCGACGGCGGCGGATTACCAGTTCGATCCACGGAGCGGCCGGCTGTGGCTGCCAAGAGATCAATACTGGAATTATGGGGGATCTTATAATTCTGCGTATGGTCCTTATTCCGCCGGTCCCGTCATGGTCACCTATTCGGGCGGCTATGATTTGCCCGAGCAGGCGCCGGCACGATTGCAGAAGGCGGTGATTGAGGCGGTGCGCGACGGGCGGGCCTCCGGTGCCAGGGACCCGTCGATCCGCGAGGTGCAGCACGGTGATACCAGGATCAGTTATTTCACGTCATCGACATCGTCGGCGAGCAGCGGTTTTCTGTCGGCGCCGGTGGTCGACCTGATCAAGCCTTACAGGCGGCTCCATGTCGGGTGAATGGACCGTGCCGCGCGAGTGGCCGGGCGAAGTTGTGTATATCATCGGCGGTGGTCCCAGCGTGCTGACGCAGGATCTCGATCGGCTGCGC